ATGGCGGGTTATTTGTCCTGGTTATTCCCCCGTTGTAAAATCTCTCCTAAACTTAACGGTACGGCACCACACTTCGGGGATGAAATGTTCGCGCTGGTACTTTTTGTTTGCTACCTGGATGGCGGTTGTGAAGATATTGTTGTGGATGTCTACAACACGGAACAGCAGTGTCTTTATTCTATGAGCGATCAACGGATCCGCCATGGCGGTTGTTTTCCGATTGAGGATTTTATAGATGGTTTCTGGCGACCTGCACAGGAATACGGTGATTTTTAATTATTGCAATTGCACAAGAGTCAGTTCTCCCCCAAAGACAGCACCGGTATCAATATAATGCAGGTTGCCAATATCCACGCGATGGCGCAAAGGTGTATGACCAAACCAGAAATGATCAGCACCTGCAATTCCCTGCCCTTTTTGGCGTTCACCTAATCGCGAGCGGCTCCACAAGACCTGATGCAAATCGACGTCCTTTTGCCATTCATAGACATCATCTGGATAATCGGCATGAGCAATAACATGTTTGCCGGTGCGACTGTGTAATTCAAGAATAAAGGGCAAATGCTGACATTTTTCCAGCGCCGTTTTCGCTTGTTTCTGTTGATTATCTGCCAGCGCAATAAACCAGTCGCCGCCATTTATCAACCATAAAGACATCTGCCGGGATGCCAGCGCATCCATCGCCATCTGTTCATGATTGCCTCTTACCGCACGAACCCAATGTTGTTCCAGTAACTGCAGGCAACGTAAACTTTGCGGCCCACGATCGATAACGTCTCCCACTGAGATAAGTAAATCTCGCCACGGATCAAAACGACAATGCCATAATTTGCGGCGCAACTGCTCAAGACAACCGTGTATATCGCCTGAAAGCCAGATATGTCGCCATTGATGACCCGCAATTCTCTGATAAACGGGCGCAGGCTGTTTCATCAATATTTTCCTCCCGCGCTAAAGATCACATAATCTTAACAAGAATGTTAAAAAACGCTGGACTCAGACAGTAGAGTGTGTGTTATGGTTGACTATAAAGTCAGCGAAGGGAATGCTTCTGGCTTTTAACAGATAAAAAGAGACCGAACACGATTCCTGTTTTCGTCAACAAGCAACAAAATTTTTAGAATCAATGCGTTAAATAAATTCATGCTCATCTTTTAATCCCTAACACGTACCATTACATATTAATACATTCAATTAGTTACCATTTTTTTCGGGTTTTTTAGAGAAATTTTCGGGACTATTTCAGGTCAATCCATGCAGACACAAGCAATTCCTGTATTGAATAATTCCGTAGCAATTATGTAAAATCATCTCCGGCTGATTTTCATTCAAACTCGCGCTATCGAACGTCCATCAGCCAGCCGTGGCACGTTCTTGCATACGACGTGCTACGGTTTCATTTATCTCCGACCGGAAACCTCTTATACAAAGTTGACACACCAACATCATAGATAATCGCCACCTTCTGGCGAGGAGCTCCTGATGCAATTAGTCGTCCGGCCTGTGCCCATTGTTCTGGTGTAAGTTTGGGACGTCGTCCACCAATTCGTCCCTGTGCGCGAGCAGCTTCCAGTCCTGCTTTTGTTCGTTCAACAATCAGTTCACGTTCCATTTCAGCCAGGGCACCCATCACATGGAAAAAAAAGCGTCCCATTGGTGTGCTGGTATCAATTGAATCAGTCAGACTACGAAAGTTGATGCCTCGTTCGCGCAACTCCTCAACCAGAATGACCAGATGTCGCATACTACGCCCCAGCCGATCCAGCTTCCAGACAACCAGAGTGTCACCTGCCGATAATGTCCTGAGCAGTTTTTTCAGCCCCGGTCTGTCGGACTTAGTGCCACTGATTTTATCCTCAAAAATCCGCTCACATCCCGCGCAGTTCAGTGCATTACGTTGCAAATCGGTGTTCTGGTCATTTGTTGACACGCGTACATAGCCAATAAGCATGATTATCCCCCTGAATAAAAACCGGGGATGATGCCAGTTAGCTGTTACCTCTGCATTTTCTTAAACGTTGGTTTGGGAGAAGGTGCTCCAGCTATTGGCGTTCCGTTCTTCTGGCCGTCCGCTGCAATGCCAAATTCTGTCATCGACAGTTGGTCCAGTATGGTGTTTTTGAAGTTCAACGGCGCGAAATTCTCTGCCACTGATTATCCTGTGCTGGCGAAAGTGTTTCCTTCGCTGGTATTACCTGAAGCCCGCGGTGATTTCATTCGTATCTGGGATGACGGGCGAGGTGCAGACGGTGGTCGCGAATTATTAAGCTGGCAGGCAGCTACAAACTTTTCTCAGTTTGCCGGGAATATAGGCGATGGTGCGGGCCACGCAATTAACTTTCATGATGGTATCGCCGGAAATCAGCCAGGATTTTCACGATTTAATTTCACCAGTAACTCTGTGGGTGATGGTGTGAATTTTGTTGCTGTCAGACCGCGAAATATTGCATTTAACTTTCTGGTGAGGGCTAAATAATGAAACCTGTTTTTGATGAAAATGGGCTGGCTACAGTGCCGGGCGATATGCGTTGTTTTTATTATGATGCTGAAACATCTGAGTATACGGGCTGGTCTGATGAATATATTAATACTGGCGTAAGTATGCCCGCCTGTTCCACTGGTATTGACCCGGGCGAAAACATTCCGGGAAGAGTGGCAGTATTTACAGGTAAGGGATGGAGCCATGAAGAAGACCATCGCAATGAGACTGTTTACTCAATTGAAAATGGTGCTGCTGTTACAGTGGATTATATCGGTGCCATCAAAAACGGTTATGTCACGCTTTCACCGTTAACGCCATATGATAAATGGGATGGTGAGAAATGGGTGACAGATTCTGAGGCACAACACGGTGCCGCAGTAGAAGCGGCAGAAGCACAGCGCCAGTCACTGATTGATGCTGCAATGGCTTCCATCAGTCTGATTCAGCTGAAATTACAGGCCGGACGGAAACTGACTCAGGCAGAAACCACCCGGCTTAACGCCGTGCTTGATTACATTGACGCGGTGACGGCAACAGATACGAGCACCGCGCCGGATGTCATCTGGCCTGAACTGCCGGAGGCGTAGGCCATTCAATATCTGGCGCACTGGAAGTATCGACCATTTCCAGTGCGTCCAGATAATCCAGCCACAAATTATATTGCGCCAGTTCCTCACCTTTCAGACGACCAATTGATGCTTTACCTGGCCATTGTTTACTGTTGATGTATTCGTTGGCCTGATTAATCAATTGCTGCTTTTTAGTTTCGGCTGATGCAATTTGTTCTTCACGTGTTGGTGGAGGAATATCTACCCATGCAGGCAGTCCATCTTCTCCGACACATCTGTATTTTCCTTCTGGTGGTGTATCATAGAAATATTCCCTGAAAATTACTTCGTCTATATCAACACCTTTTTCTTCAGGCCACTCACCTTTTTCAACATAAAGAGACTGAAGTTCGTAAGGATATGCCAGGTTGTTTACGTACAGATATTTCATCATTACCAGCCCTTAGCGAAAAACGCACCACCTTCAAGACCATAATTGCAGTGAGCTATGAAGCCGGTAGTGCTCCAGTTAGTCGCCCCCCACATATTCCCGCCCCCGAAACCACCATCGCACACAATTACAATGCCCGGTGTCTGTGTAAATGGAATCGGGAATGAAACATTGGCGGATACAGGCCCGTGTTCACTAGGAAAACTAATTCGTCCCCACTGTTCAATTGAACCATCTGGCATTTTTCGCCAGCCTGAACCTGATGCATATGATGACATATCAGGTATCTGATTTTCCCCAGTTCCCACATTCCGTTTTGCCGCTTCTCCCAAACCAAGGTTTTCGAGAGCCGTTTTCACTGTGCCGTCCGATTTGATATCGCCAAACGGATTTTTGCGGCTCAGGTATTCAACAGCAAACCCCGATCCCAGCAATTCAACAAAACCGGGCAGATCACCATTATCAAGCACATCCCGTTGCGTTTTGTCACTTACAAACTGGGCCAGAGCTGCAGCAATAAAGCTGGCCTGCCGAATAACCTTATTGACTTGCGCACTGGATGCTTTCCCTGCTGTAAATCCGGATAAAAGCGCAGGCAACGCTTCCCATTCCTCCTGCGACATAACATTGGCATTTTTACCCGTTGCGAATGCTTTAAAGTCATTTTTTGCCATCAGAGTAATACTCCCCATGCCCCTACATCAAAACCACTGATGAATTCGTTATCCATATCAAAACCAAAAAATTTTGAACCTTCCGATGGGGTTTCCACCGAAGGTGTTTCAATGCCACCTGCCCACACACCGGCGGCTTTTACTGTGAGATATCCCTGTTTAATTGCAGCAATTAACTCACGCGATACATCTGAAATATCAGTATCAGGAAAGACCCAGACCGATATCGTCATGTCCTGGTTATCGACAATCTGCATTCGCAGCCCGGATCCTGCTGTTGCCGCGTCAAGAATTGCCGGAAGCGAATCATTCCGTCCGTCCCAGTTATTAATCGCAATCTTCGCTTTAAGAATGACACGATAAGTTTCATCGCTGAGATACATGTATCCAGAATCAGGATCATATGGCCCCTGCCATACCCCCTGATCATATCCAAGCCCGTCGGTATCCCAGCTGAAATAGACACCTGAGATAGGCTGGCTGACAACACGGCTACGTCCGATCCACAATCCCAGAATGTCAAGTTGCACACCAACCGCAGAGTCAATATCAAATGCAGTAATCAGCCCTCTGGTGGCAGCCGCAACATCAATAAGTGGCTGGGTCATCAGATCAACATGCGCAAGAAATTTAGGTTTGGTGGCGTGGTAGTTCGTGATTAGTTCGGTGTATTTGCTCATGACTCCACCGTTATAACGATATTTTCCGGGGTACAGGACGCAGATTCGTTGTATCTGATATCAATGTTTGATGACGACAAAGCCCCCGGGGATTTCCCAATCGTCAGTTCCTGAATATCGTAATAGCGTGCATTCCCGCCACTCACCACGCCAAGATTCGCCGGTGAGTAAATGCGACTTAAAAGGACCGAATCACCAATCGTCAGACTATTGATATAGTCGGAAATAGCCTGCTGGATCTGCTGCCCTATCTGTGAGGTATAACCCGTAAAAACTTTTAATTTGATCCGGGCATAAACAGGTACATCACTGGAACGCGAGAACTTGATTACATGGGGATTGCCGTATTTATCCGGAACCATAACGGATGTTGTACCGTGAGTGGCTGTCCCCTGGCCTTTATTCCCTCTGATAGCCTGAGCAATATCCGTCACATCACCGCCATCCACAATTACAGCAACAGAGTGTGGCGGTAACCCGTTACCGTCCTCCGAACCAGTATCGTTTTCATAGAGTTTGTGGCGGGTTACACCGGTAACATTAGAAACAGCACCATCCAGTGCTTCAAATGGGGTTATTGATGGCAACGCAACACTTTGCGACTGGCGGATACGTAACTCCGCATCAGTTTCTGCTGGAGTGCCTACAGTAGCTACAGCAGGATTGGTTACCGAAACCCAGCCACGGGTTGGCGTATTAATTTCAGTGATAGTTCCAGCCAGCGCCGCCACTGCACCACTGACGGAACATGTTGCGGTCACCATCACTGTACCATCCACGCCGACCACCACTGAAGCAGGCAAACGCCATATCACATTATTACTGTCTTTCACGCTGCCATTAATGATGGTTGTTCCGGCAGTTCCTGTAAGAAGCAAATCAACCGTAGAATTCGTCGCGCCTTTACGTGAAATACCATTTATTTTCACGTTACTGGTCAGTGCGGCCCCATAGCCGGTTGCTGGTGAAAAACAGTTGTAGACAGTTATCGCCATATTATTGGCATCATGAATCGCCAGCGCCATCAGAGCCACCATCTGACCGTCTTTACTGTCCGGTTCGAGGTAGGCATCACTACCATAAATCTGCTGAAAATAGCTAATCAGGGTGCTGAGTATCGTCTGATAATCAGGCGCACTGATCCCCTCCGCGGTTACCTTTGCAGATAAACCGAGAGAATCAAGGTTCAGAGCCATTACGCCTCCGATGTAACAGTCGTTATTCCATAGAGAGTGTCGATTTCAGCGGAAAACATGACACGTCGGGTCGTGGTATCCACCGTCGTATTGAAAGAGAGGATTGATTTAACGCCCCGCGTTTCGAGGATGCGCTTACGGATCGCCAGGTTGTAGGTTTCCGGCTTCTGCTTACCGAGTACGGACTGGATCCACGGAGTCCCCTCGGTGGTGTCGAGAAACCATTGCCCATACCACAATTCGAATCGCGTTTTTACCGCCTGCGCCACGGCCTCCGGTGAGTTAATCAGCCAGGTGTCATCACCGCTGCCAAAGGTGTAATCGCCATCGGCGTCTTCACGTCTGTATCGCATCAGTTTACCCCATCGGTATTGCTTCCACCGCACTGAACACCGCCATGAGTGTGCGTATCATCGATTGGCTTGCCGTTAGCATTCACGCTACCCAAAAACTCAACAGCACCAGTGATTTTTGAAGCCACACCAGAAACAACAGACCCCACCATGCCCCCCATCCAGGTTAACAGGCCATGAATGGTTACTTTCTCAGAAAAATCAGCCAGGGGGGCAACCACATCAAGCCCCCCCGGAGCGACAATTTTAATTTTCCTGGTATCAGGATTAAGCTCAAAATAGGTGCTGCCGTCATCACTACGCAACTGTGTGGCACTGGTATTAATACCGCTAATCTTCCTTGCCTGCGACTGGGGACCGACAATACAAAACGCATCCGATAAATCATGCATTCTGTCATCGACAGGCTCCTGTATCCCGCCGCTCTGCCACCAGAAATCAATACAACGATCGGCAAAAATCACCAAACATTCATCACCGGCTTTTACCGGAAAAGTCAACGTACAGCCTCCGCCGCGCGGAAATACCACTGGCACATCCACCAGCAGGGGTAATGTCGTCGACTGGTTGATTCCATTTGAGTCCGGCTCATAGCCTTTAATCGCAGGTTGAACAACCACTGTTACCGTGTCCGGATCAAATGACTGGACGATGCCGGGCATAGAAACACGCAGCGCCGACATGACAGAGCCAGCAAGTCTTACATCGGCCTGTTCTTTGCTACCAAGTTGAGCGCTTAAAGAAACGGGCATTCATATGTCTCCAGAAAGTAAAAAACCCGCCGGGTGGCGGGTTCATTATTGAAGTTTCATTACTGCTTGTTTGCTTCTAACGCTTCAGCTATTCGGCGAAGATACTCATTGTTTTTAAATGAAACCATGATGCACTCAAAGAATATTCGGCAAAATACAGCACATAACAAAAGCACTAAAGCGCCAGCAGCCTTCCCATTAACAAACGTTATAATGGCGGCAACAACCAGAAGTAACATTGTGATGCCATACAGAACGTTGATGATTTTTGGAGTTATTAATTTATCAAATCCGAACATGCGACAAATTCCTTATCGTGAAAGTAGAAGTATCACATTATAATTACGGGTGATTAATCAACAATCTTTTTGCATGGAAAGGAACCGATGATTTTCGGCGCATCCATGCTGTTCTGCAGAAGCTGGACGCCAATGTAATTCACTTCACCTTCCGGCAATCATACGTCCAGAACTCCCGAGGCTCGTCCATATTTTTGCGGATAACTTCAACGTTGAGGATCGCTTTTTTGTTTCGTTTGATGTAGTCCATACCTAACCAACGTCCAGTATTAGGATCAGGTAACATCCATTGCATCATGACATTATCGAAATCGTCTTTTTGTTTCAAAAAGGTCATTTTTTGTGTTTCTGGCTTTTGACCATTGATGTGCATGAGGCCATCATTACCAGCATCAAAGCGGAATGGTCCGCACTGCGTTGCCGCCGAAACTGTTAACGGCAGGGCCAAGAATAAACAAAAAAATACTTTTTTCACTCTACATCTCCGACTTTGTCCAAAGTGCCTTTTGCCAATAGTTCTTTGCCACCTTTAGCCAGGCAAAGCAGGTCCATATACCACGCCTGCCCTCGGGTGTCGCCAGTATAATCAATGCTGCCCACAATGTAATCACCGTCAGTATTAATGCTGGCAGGCTGTGACATGCCTGGCAGACCGTTAACGTAGAGATTACCGTCGCTTTCAGACTCATCCAGTCGTGCTGGCGATTTCGCTACCTGGTCATTACTCAAAGAGGCACGGTATACAGATGCCTGATCCAGACGAATAAGCCCACCGAGCTTAATATTTGGATTAATCAGGCATCTGACATTTACGCCAGCTCCCATCGTCTGCTGTGGCATACCGATAAGCCCGGTGTTAGCATTCAACACCGTAGCAACACCAATATATTTATCTTCAGGAACAATATTTACCAGATTATTTTCATACCACCAGTTAGCTTTACACTGCCCTGCGATATGATTCATCAACCTTGATGTGTTTTGATAAACAACGCGCCCTCGGGGAAATACCGTTTCCGGCATGTCAGGAACTGCGCCGGATTCGATGCCATATGGTTCGAATGATTTCATACCCAGACTGAAAAGATCGCTGTACTTCCAGCCAGCTGCCACTGTGGTTTTCACACTTGCATTCAGATGGCCTTCCCAGCTGTCAATACACTGCAACATGATCCAACTGTCTGTGGCATTATCTTTACCAGTGACAGTAAAACGGATATCTCCATTGAATATCATACCAACGTTTTCATCAGGATAATTACCTGCTGCATCCGGTTGCCCCTTGTATCCGGCAATAACCTGTATACGCGAAAACTCCTTCTGCATAATCCGGTTCTGAGTGGTAGGGGACAGGTTATAAACCTTAAAATTCCCAACGAATCCATTGAATATGGTCGCAGGCATTTTCTGAATATTGAAAGTGACTTTAAGCTCAGAAATTTTTATCCCGTCGCCCTTATCATCAACAAGCAATAATTCAAAGTGACGCATCCAGTTTTTCGACATTGTTACTCCGTGAAAACATAGAGGTGTGAGAGCGTTCCAAGATCGAATTGCGTCGGATTCTCCTGCCCTGCCACGTCGCAGAGCACCACCAGAGAAAAACCCAGATCCATATATCGATACTGTGCCAGCAGGTCAGCCCCCGTAATCATCGGTATACCTGATATAATGGCGGAGCCATTGCTGTCAGCAAGATCCAGAACCCAGTACTCGCCTCGCCAGATGACAGACAGGTGATAAACCGAACCGTTAATTGTGGTGGCAAAAGTCTGATTGTCAGCAACCAGTGGGATTTCTACGGCTTCCATGAATCACCTTCCCAGAAATAAATTGCTCAAATACCCATCAACAGTGGAGATACCTTCTTGCGCCATCTGTGGCAGCGATTTCAGAATGGAATTATTCGGCGGCACCGTTGTTTTGGTGCCTGTATTCTGCACAGCAGACGTTCCGACTCCCTCGGTCATATTGTTTTTCGGGGCAACCCTGACTGACTGCGTGGAGGTAATAATTACTTCCCTGAGGGTAAGTGTCGCCAGAAGCACATTTTCACTACTCTTATCGGTCGTGACCTCCAGCGTTTTTATCAACATATTGTTGTAAATACGCTTGCCGGTTGTCACATCGAAAGGAATACGATTCCGCTGCAGGTTAAGCAGTTCCTGATACAGTTCTTTCGGGCTCAGCCCCAGTAAACTGGTAGCAGTCAGGTTACTGGCAAAATCAAGCAGCGATCCGCCTCCGGAAAAACCGGTTTCCATCACAACCTCAGAAGGGCGCCTGAATGCGTGTTCTGATATGTAACCAGCGCCCTCACCACTGGCACCAGCATTCGTGGGCTGTTCAACCGGATGTTCCGTAATTTCCAGGGCGTCAGTGTGCTTTTCGGTAATAACCACATCAGGAATAATGATTCCTATTGAGCGGGTTCGCTGCTGCAGTAAAACAGATAAAAAGTCCATCACGCAGGCCCTTTCAATTGCTGTACCGCCCTGGCATTTACAGCCCCCTGCTTGTCAGCAATCAGATTAGCCGCCTCCTGAGGGTTGTTAACTCCATGAACATTTATAACAGTCTGCTGGTTAAGGCTGCCAGCGGCGGCCTGATACGCCAGCGGGCTGTTCCAGTTTGAATAACCTTCTTTGCGCGCCATCGACTGCATCAATGCTCCCATAGTCCGGGGATCTGTAAGATTCAATATTGCATTCGGTGATACTCCCATCCATTTCGCAACATCCTGTGCATACTTTTTCGGATCGTTGTTATCACCTGCCGGGGCCCAGGTACTGACAATATCCTGAATAGTCTGTAATGCCCGTCCGGTTGTTTTCCCGGTAAAGTAACGCATGAGCTGGTTTTTCATCGCCTCCCAGCCCTCAAGCGCTGATTCGAAAAACCGGAACCCTTTACCGCTCACCGGGCGAATGTTCCCGGGGTTATTGTTGCGATCAGCAAGAGTGCCGCCGCCGGGGATGTCGGGCTGGACGTTGGAGCCATGCACTACACCGTTACTCTGTCCCTGCCGGATAACTTTACCGGGTCCCCCGTGCAACCAGTCCATCCACGCAGGCCATTCACGGACCTCACTGACATCCCTGCGTCCGATATCTGTTTTTATACCAATAGCAGCCAGCGTGTCGCCGATAATTCGCTTCGTATACCTCAGTGAAGATTTTGCGCTATCGGCAATATTTTCTCTGTCACTAACAATATAGCCCGCGTAAAGCGCCCACAATTTAAGCCAGGGTGGGATCGGTAAACCTGATATTTTTCCGAAAGCCCCCAGAACCCTGGATACCCAGACACCCGCGATGAATGTACCGAGGATTTCCAGTGCATTTTGCCAGCCGCCAACACCATCTTTTAGTTCCAGAAGGTGATCACGAAGCCAGGTGATCGCATCCTTCGCTTTATCTATTGCCGGTTGCCATTTTTCCCAGTCGATAAGGCTGTTACCGCCTTCTTTCCATGTTTTGTAGTCTTCCCACAAGAGACCGAGAGCCACGATCAGACCAGTAATCAGCCCTATAGGTGACATCCAGAAAGTAGAGTTAAGTATCCGCATGGCGACAACCAGACCGCCGATAACCTCTATCAGGGTTTTCGTTTCGGCATCCAGTTTCCCCCACCACTCGATGATATCTCCGACACCATCGACTATCCGAAATGCAACCCGCCCGACTATCTCACCCAGCCAGAGGATCCCCTTTATGACCTTTGTGATGGTGACTTCAATTTTGGGAAAATTTTCAATTATCTTTTTGCGCAGGTTATCAATCTGCCCCGCCAGTCCGTCCGCAAGATTCGATCCGATTTTGTCCCGCGCCATCCCGGCCATTTCACCGAGCGATTTCAGCGAGGTCATAAACCGGTTTGACGATAAGGCAGCCTGATCGGCATTAAATCCGATCGCTTTCACCATTTCTGAATACTGAGCGCTGAACTGCCCCACTCCGCGACGCATAGCCATCAGGGTATTTTCGTCAATGCCCAGCATCTGCGCATACTGGTTAGCCCGGTAATACGGCATGCTGCTGAGTTTCTGTCCAACGCCCGTAAAGATAGCAGCCATGTCACGCATGTTACCGCTGGCATCACGGGTCTGTACGCCCAGGCGATTCAGAAAGCCTTCTGCTCCGGGATTGTTACGAATAAACCGGGAGAGGCTTTCCAGAGAAGATCGCGCAGCGTCCACACTGCCGCCAACCTGCGAAACCGCATAGCCAATAGACTGAATTCCCTGGACTGTCGCGCCGGTGCGCTGTGACGCCCAGTAAAGATTATCCAGACCAGAGGCGATCTTAGCCGTGAAGACCACCACGGACAGCGCAGCTCCTTCAACAGCCAGCCCCATTTTGATGACATTTGCAGTTGTACCGGCGAGGACAGAACCGAACTTTTTCGCTCCTGCATCATCCACACTGAAGCCAAGCGAGACGAGGAAATCTTTAATAGTTTCAGCGTTCATTATCCTCTCTCCATTTCTCAATGCGCCGCTGGTTATCCGCTTTTACCGCCAGATGGTCATTCAAAAGAGCAATGTCGTACAAATCGACAGAGCCATCTTTAAGTGCTGTATAAGGAATTAACCCGGCGTCAACCGGATTGAGAAGGTAGGACAGCCCGTCCGGCAGGCTGTTAAACGTCAGCCCTGTTGCAGGCTCTGCGTCGTGCTGGTAAGGGGTGTAGGCAAAAAATTTCCCAGCGAATCGGCGACCACCCGCGCCACCAGATGAAGCATGACCAGCAGGTCAATATCATCAAACATCAGTTCGCCCCGGGTAAATACCGGCACCCATCCGTCCATATGACGCCGCGACACCACCGCAAGACAGGGATGAATAATCGCATCGGTGTCATCTTCGGTCAGGGAAGACAGTTCCTCAGCGATACGCGGGAGCATGGTTTCAAACACCGGTTTTAACTGCTCGAATTTCACGGTGTCGATTTTGCCGTCAGCAGGCAAACGGGAGCGAATGCTCCCGAAATCTGACATCATTCCCGCCAGTACCGGCAGAAGTTTGCGGGTCACTTTCAGCTGGTCAAAAACGCTGAGTTTTGCCACGCGATATTTCACGCCTTTGATTTCGAATTCCATGTATTAAAACTCCCCGAGAACCTGGTCAATCTTGCCGCAGTCAAACACCCACGGCATCGTATTACCGGTTTTAGCGTTGGCGTTATCCGGTTGTTTCTGGAACGCAACACTGCGTGCCGTGATGATGTCGCCGCTGACTTTGTTGCGGATCACGATAACGTTATTCCCCCATGTGGCAGAAGACTGGCTCTGTGCGTTATACGCCAGCGACAATTTTTTATTTGTCGGTGATGTCTTCAGAAGGTTAACGGTAATCGTCCCGCTTTTATCTGCATGGAGGCTGTGCATCACTTCACCATCAGCACCGATGGTCATGGTGTTTTTAGGACCGCCCATCGCAACCACAATCCCCTCTTCAGAACTTGCCGAACCGTACCCGAGGTCAATCGAACCGGTCGGCCCGGTCAGCGTCGCAGTGACATCCATAAAAGAATAGGTAGACATTCACTTCCCCTTAGCGAACAACGTTAATCTGTACGTCAGCGTAATGAACCGCGCCTGCAAGTTTTATTGCAGCCTGAATCACCGGAGCCTTACGGGCTTCACGTTCTGATTGTGCCTGTTCATCCAGCGGCTGGGCGTATACGTAATAACCTTTGGGCAGCGTGTCACCTGATGACAACTGACCAAGGTCGCCCCCGTTCCATACGCCCGGAGCAATCAGTCCATTCTGAACGGCCTGATCCAGTGATTTTTCAACATTTGATAACAGTCGGGTAATACCGGCTTCAGTCTGGGGAACTTTCGTGGTGCTGGTATAAAGCAGGTTATAGAGGTTGGTCTGCACATAATTCTGTAACCAGTCCAGGCCGTGGCGTTCATCAAAGAAATCGCCGTTAGCCATCACTCCCTGCTGGAGGATAGCCGTATCATTCTGGTAGTACACAAATACATTGCAGTTTTTTGCATCAAGTGCCGATGCCTGGCTGACTGTCAGTGTTTCATACCCGACACCCGGCTCCTGCTTAAACTTGAGCGTAATCGCGGTATTACTGCCATTGAAATTAACCGTGAATGCCCGGCCAAATGCAGATAACGCAGCGTATTTATTACCCGATGAATACTGAATAAAACTGCGTGAATATCCGGCGGTTTTCAGTTTTGATGCCAAATCATCTCTGGATGCAGTCTGCAGGCATTTCTCATCGCTTGTCGTAATCGCCAGAATACGGCTTACAGAAGAGGATTCGATCGCCGCAGCCACTTTCAGCCAGTCTGCATCCGGAATATCTGCATCGTCTGCAATCCCCAGCCCATACCATGAAGTATAATCAAGCATGGCATTCACAGCCTGCTCCAGCGTCTCAGGCGTGGCCTGTTCGCTGTCTCCCTTCGTTTTCACCCAACGACCAACAAAAACCTCCTGAGGTTTCGGTGATTGTGAGAAAAACACCTGCGCAGCTTTATATTCTGGTGATTCCACGCCAAAATCTTTTCCAATATCTTCCGCGGCAGAATAACGACGAATGCGCTCACTTACCGGAATGATTGTGGACGGGCCGAGAATGAGTAATGCACCAAAATTTCGCCCTGATGCTGCACGCGGCGACATGATCACATCAACATTAACAACGTTTGATACAGGCAAGCCCTGTGCCATAGCTTAATCTCCGAAAAAGATGACTGGTGCTTCCACCAGCGATTTAATACCGTACTCGCGCACAACCTTCCGGCGCAGGCGTACCGTCATATCGTAGCGGCGGACCCATTGCTGATTAATAAGTTCAGGGAAGGGAGTCAGACCTGTGTAATCGCCAAGAGACAGCCCCAGCGCATTCAGTGCTGCATTGTTCTGCGGCACTGATATACCGTCACGAAACCGGGACGCATACACCATCCCCGCCGGTCCATAAAACGAAGCCATACACTCAATCGTTTCATGCCGCCAGAGCTGAGAGCCATCATCGGTCTGTCTGGTGAATGCCGGACTGTCATCACCTGACCATCCGATAACCCCAAACGCACACCAGTTCGTTTCAACCGGTAGCAGTGGCGGCTGCTCTTTCTGCCAGCGCGGGCGAACCATCCCGGCAGACAGACCGGAAACGTTACGCATCCACTGGCTTAACAGCCTGTCGAGCGCTTCGTCATAATCCGGATCGCCACTGGTTGGTATTAACCATCCGCGCTCTGTACTGGTGTTATTGCTCAACCGGAGTTCCCCCATCAAACGGCATCAACTCACAATGCGCCTGAACGAATCCGGCCCCATAAGCTGTATACGGGTCGACGAAGGTCACACGATAATCACGGCCCTGATACGTCACGATATCGGCATCACGGCCAGTCTGTCCCTGCGTCAGTCGCTCAGTCGTCACAATCAGAATTGCACCACTGATTACCTGCCCGGCCTGCATACGACGGTTTTCCAGAGAGCGATCAACAGTTACGACTCCGGCAAACTGCTTTTTAACTTCGCTGTCGCTGCCGATCCCGTCCTCATCCACCGTTTGCACACGGCGTGTTACCCACAAATTGAAGTCGCAAAAATCGGGGTCAAAAAGCACATCTGTTACATCAAGAGTCGGCATTTTTATCCCTCACAACATGGGTAATCGCTCTGCGATATTGCCCGGTGTCAATTAATGGTTTCGCCAGTTCGGTTCCCGGGGATTCGCCAGCAGCACGCCGGGCAAGTTCCAGTGTTGCCCCCTTGCGCCCCCGACGAGCCCGGGCTTCAACAGTACTGTCAGCAAGCGGCGTAAAGCCGGTAATGGTCATGTAACGCCTGACGCCATTAGCGGCCAGTGTTCCGGCACGGTTGAGTGCGCTTTCTGCTCCCGCAGCATTACCATCAAGAGCAGCCTGCGCCGCGGCTTTGAGCTGCGGCACCGTCTGCTCTTCTGCCGATTTAACGCCGGGGACCAGGTGAGGTCGTGGCGGGATGTTCTGCTCTGGTGAGCCGTATTCGTTGAGGTAACCAATGCCCGCATTACCAAACGAAACATCATCCCGCCCGCTGTCTTCCGAAGGGATGCCGACCAGCACATCTTTTTTGGTTAACGACCTGAGCGCATCCAGAATGGCCTTAGCGTTATCCACCCTCGTTGTTACACCGCTTTTGAAACTCATAGCTGGCGACCGCCTGCACCGAACATCGTGATCAACTGATAAAATTCAGCGCCATATCGGGTGTTATTCCAGAAACCTGCATCAGGATTCAGCGTCGCGCTGGTGTCATAGCTGACGCTTACCTTGTCAACGGACTTTGAGGACTGAACACCATTGGTTGAACCGCCCGGACCACCAGCCAGCATCGCTCTGCTGTCTGCCGCCCAGAGCGTCATGTAGTGCGCAACGAACAATCCGGCAAAGTACGGAAACAACTTTTTGCCGGTGACGTTTTCGCTCAGCAGTTCATCGGCCAGATTCAGACGAAACTGGATTTGCGCTTCGGGATATTTGGCAAGGTCAGCAAACTGCGGGAAGTCGCGGCGAAAATCACTTACCGCTGGCAGACTTTGATTCTTTGGCATTTTTTACCTCGTTACGCGCGTCTGTGGCTTTGCCAACGGATACTTCCGCGTGCGCACGAGTGAACCAGTGCGTGGCAACGTCTTCCTCCACAGCATGACGGCCTTTAACAAACTCGCGCCGCGAACCGTCGGGAAGCGTGAGCACAAACGGGGTATGTACGTGTATTACTGCATTATTTTTTGCCATCAGGTCATCCTTAATGGCCCCGCCAGGGGGCCATATGGCTGTTAAATGCCATCAACGTACGAAATGGTTTCTTTGTACACTGGCTCGACTGCACCCAGCTTGCCGTAGTAAGTGACGATCTGATACAGACCGCGATACTGCACCGGCACGCTCTGAAGCGGAACCAGCGGGTAGCGGACGTATTTTTTATCGTTGGTGTACGCAACCATGCGATCCTTATTCCCCACACCACGGCCTTTCAGCCATTTAACCGCGCGGATATTCAGCGGAACACCGTTCTGGTGATAGCTGATGGTGTTGGTCTGAAGGTACGTCAACAGGGACTGGTTACCCGCAGATGAAACGATGATGCTGGACAACAGAGCAAACTGCTCAGGCGGGATCAGCAAATCACGCGGAACCACAGAGTAACCGGAAGCGGCCCACGCATCAGACAGCACCTGGTTAATGCTTGCGCGGATTTCGTCCGGTGTTGAGGTTGCCCACGTTTTGGCAGCGTTGTTGACAGGCACGCCGTCCAGGGTAACAAGGCCTTTCAGGTTTAATGCGGAATCGCCAACATATACCTGTTCATCGTTATCCATCTGCCATTTCAGTTGCATACCGTCATACTTCTGCGTATCAATCGGGCGGCCGACCTGCTGAGCAGCCTGCAATTCTATGACCGTCCAGCCAAGTTCCATCCCCCACAGGTTCAGCGGGTTACCGGATTTGCCGATATCCACGTTCACGCCAGCAATAGCGGTTGAGTCTTTGCCTACCCAGTTTTTGCCATTCGGATTTGCACCAGTACCCGCAGCGGCGAAGCTGGTATTCGTCCAGCTGGAAATGTCATCTGCGATAGAGACATCTTCACGCAACTGAATATCGCGGGTCCAGGTGTACCCCACCAGTGGCAGGTTCAGCGTCTGGTCGAGTCGCTCCAGCTCCCCGATGAGAAAGGCACCAGAGCTGTCAACGGTTGCCTGATCAAAAGTAATCATTCGTCTGTTCCTTAAATCTTCCAGGAAATTTCTGCATTGCCGTCAGCATCACCGGCACCTGTGAATTCAGCGTTGGTCAGCACCACATTTTTGCCAATGACTGACGTGGACATGAATCCACCCAGCGGCACTTTGATGGATTCATCAGTGGAGACGACAACGTATACCGGGTCGCCTTTTTTGATGGTGCTGGCATCAAAATCAGAACCGAGATTAACAGTCACGTAGCCACGCTTCATGGCGTCGCCCGGGAAGTTCTTGCCTGTTCCCACCTGGCGAACCATGTCCGGCTGCGACGTGGTCGGATAAGGGCGCACGTAGATCCCCTTCACCTTGTCTGCGGTATCACCATCTGCCAGCGGCACGAAAAAACCGTCATCATCGTATTTACCAGCCAGGCCATAGGCAGCGAAGGCGTTATCGGATTTAAGGACCACCGGTTCGACGGTTAAGTCCTGCGGGCGAGAGACAGCCCCGGCAATGCCAACAGGCATCCGGTACAGAAATACATTATTCATTTTTTACCCTTTACGGTTTGCCCAGAATTCAGCGTTTTGTTTGTTCAGGGAAGCGATACTGGTCATGCCCATGTTTAGGCGCTGTGCATCGCCGGTGGTGGTGCGGGTGTTTCGCCCTTTGGCAATCTCAGACACGGCATTAAACGCCATGTCGACCGATTGTTTCGGCAATTTGCGGATATCCGCATCACCGACGATCTGGCGAACCAGCGTTTTGTCAGCAGAAGCCAGAACCTCACGTTTGAACGCGGTCGGTTTCATCTTACGGCTGAGATCGATACCCGGAACGATAACTTCGGCACGCCAAGCTGAGTCACCAGTAATCGTGGTTTCCTCTTCATCGTCCTCGCCGTCACCGGTCGGATTATCGTCAGGCTTATTGTCGTTATCGCCCGTCGCATTTCCTTCCCGCTTAGCCAGCAGGGCTTTCAGTAATGTTTTGAGGTCATCATCACTGTCGCCGGTTGGACCTCCACCCATCTCTGGTGCTTTGTCCGGTAGTGGTTGCTGCGGGGACAGGTTGATGTTGAGATTAACGCCCTGCGGCAAATCCCCCTCATCTCCTGTAACCGATGCGGGAGCCGACTCCACCAGTTCGTTCATGGTGTCAGCGTCACCCGTTTTGATGGCCGTGCGCATGCGGGTCCACCAGCTTTTCTTTTGATTTGCCATTGTGTCTCTGTCTCCAATTGCACAACGATTTCCGGCTCTGCCTTTAGGGACAAGAGCCACATGGTTTCCGGTAATATCGACCTGCTCGGCTTTACCTGGCTCGGTCTGCTCATACTCCGCGTCATAGCCGCACGACACTTCGCGCAGGCCATCTTCGATAAGCTGAATGGCGCTTTCGTCTTTGACGATAAGGTCAACCAGCATCAAATCAGACTGCTCACCCGTCCCGCGCCGGACATTCTGGAGGTGCCCGACAGCAAGCTCTTTCCAGTTCTCGGGATTTACCAGCCGCACATTCCCGTTTTCATCTTCAGGATGCAGAATCGTGATGCTCATCCCTTCGAATGAGGCAAGCGTGGCCGGATGGAATACCTGCTCAGGAGAACGCGTGACGACTATTTCACCGAACTTATCGGGTTTCAGTTTTGGCAGGTCATCAGCACCATAGAGCTGCTTACCTGTTCGTCCTATCGGCACGTCTTTGCACAGCAACGAGCCGTCAGCCAGCTGGTAGCGGGTTTCTCCCAGCCGGGTATTGAAAAAATATTTCATGGGTTACCTGCGATTCAGGCGGGATAAGATTGGGAAGTGGGAAAAACGATTTCTTTATAACAGCGACAATTCGGGAGCTCGCCAGCGTGACCGGTCATGCCATCAAGCGTTGGAGGTTTGCCCCATTCGACAAATTTACCTTCCATTTCCCGATGAGAATGCCTGACGTCACCATCTTCGGCTGTACGCCAGATATAACCATTCGAACCAATTGACAGCGCACGCGCCTGATCCAGCGCGCCGGTTGCACGTCCAAGTTCAGTACGGGCAATCAGGTCAGCTCTGGACTTTGCTATATCACCCGATGCGGCTATTTCTTTGGCAAAATGTTCTGCTCTCCCGCCGGTCACAACAGCTTCTGTCGCCCGATTCTGGATGTCGTACACCCTGTCAGCCGCCTCGAGGGGGAGCGATTTGATGTACTTGACCTGTTCGGCGATGATGGATTGCATCACCTGGCCCACAGGAGCGCTTTCCACAAGATTGCGGAGCTCGCGACTGATGTTCTTGCTGTGTTGCCGCCAAACTTTCTCGTTCTGCCGGGTTAGATCCGCAGTAAAGTTTTCCGCGACCTTTGTCGCCCAGGGGGTTATGATTTCACTGTAGCGCTCCAGCGCCGCAATAATTTCCGTGATACTGTCACTTGAACCATCGTAGCGACCATTTACGATGTCCCCGACCGCCCGCGCTATCCTGCGTAGACTGGTTCGATACCGGATTTCCGCCTGACGGTTCCTGCGGTTCGTCATCAGGTTCGCCGATGCCGGGCGGCGCTTCGTCTTCGGCATTCTCTATGTCCTCGTCGGTAATGGATGCCCCGATGCCGGTTACGTCAGAATTTTCGCGCAAATCAGTCATAGCGGCTTTCAGTGTCATCAGACCATCACCCAGCGCTGTACTGATTGCGTTGGTGGTATTTAACGCCACCGTTGAACGATCGACATCAGACATTTGCCAGAGCGGGTTAAACTCAAACGTGAAATCATCCGGGAGCGGCTTGCCAAGTTCCGAACGATGCATGATGTCCAGTATCCGCCGCACCGGAAGACGTAAACGCCTCTCCTGCAACGAGCTTACCCGGTCGTAATAGTTGGCAAGGTCTGCATCGCCGGTAGAAAATCCCTTCGGGGACTGTCCGAACAACCGCACCAGTGGGATACCAACAGCGCCACTAATCTGTTCTGCAAACTGTGAAAGGATGTCATCCAGACCACTGAAGCTGTACTGATGGGTTTCAAACTTATCCCGCGAGTCCATGAGCGTCATGCCTTCATTGCTCTGGAACTGTCGAATCAGGTCAATATTCTTCAGCAACGCTTCATACGCAGGACCACCAAGTGCGATAAGCTCGCGTAGCTTCTCCACGCTGTAGGTGCGCAGATGCGCTTTGTAGACCAGCTGCGCCGCGCCGACAGTAGCGCTGTCGAACGCGGTAAGACGATCCCAGATACGCTCCACAACCGACATTCCCCATTCGTTCTCGGTCATCTTCTGCTGAAATGGCAGCGTGACGCCATCAAAGCGAATCAGTCGACTGTGATGAATGCGCCAGGCAGGAATTCCCGTTGCGGTGGTCACCACATCGTAAAACTCAGGTTTACCCAGGTCCGGCCCCATATCTTTAATGCGGCGGGTCAGTACCGGGTCAATCATCCAGCGGTCGAGCGGGAGAATCCCCTTAAACTTGCCCTTACCGATGGTTTCGGGTCGCAGCGGGGTCATTGGTGCCTGCCCCTCAATCATGATGAAACCCACCGCGCCGCCGTAGAGGCGCGACCATTTCAGCACGTCATTCAGCGCATCCCAGATTTGCAACTCATCCAGTTGTGATTCGAGAATGCCACGATCTTTTGCATCAATTTCCGAAGTGATGCGAATGCCTTTGCGGGTCATATCATCCGGGATAGCATCGACCGCTTCGCCGATGATCCAGGATGAACGATAGGACCATTCCACCAGCATGCGGTTACGACTGGTGAAATTAGCCCGGTAGGTGGATGCTGAGTGCTGGTTAGGTGTCTGCATCCCTACGCGGGCAATAAAATTCTCATAACCATCAGCTGTGGCCTGCGCAGTTCGCCGCAGGGCTTGTTTGTTTCGTGCCATCAGGCCTGTCTCCCCAGCTGTTCCCAGATATCCAGCGATGTATCAATTGGCGCGAAGGCCATAATGAATGCGTCAGCAACGTTTGGTGACGGTATCTCGCGTTTTGCGAGGTCTTTTTTACTTTCGACCATCACACGTCCGTTACGGTCAAAATCGCGATGAGGTGTTGTCAGTTCCAGTTTCAGCTTTTCAAGCAACGGACAACGAGAATCTATGCTGATCAGCTCATCCACAGGATACTGTTCTCCGTTGTTAATGGCGTTAAACGTATTTCTGAAACGGTCAGCCACCAGCCACCATGCCTGAGCCTTAAGATTTGCGAAAAAGTCTTTGTTGGGGATGCCGTTGTATTCGTCATCTGGTTCATGCACACCAGCACCAGCGTTAAACCTCTGGTAATTCACACGTCGCGCGTATGCATTCTCGCTCTTCCGGTCAGCGTTAATTTCAGAGAATTTAGCACCGGCAGACGCACCAACACCGATAGAGTCGTAAACAATATCTGCTTCACGCTCCAGCGCCGCCTGATAAGTACGCTGGCAGCTCTTCAGTAATTCATCTTCTTTGGCCTTCCATTCGTCGGCCCAGAAAACAACGGATCCGTGACGGTAAACGTTAGCGCACTTATCTGTACCACTGTCAGCCACGTCAAAGCCAATACGCTTTCTTCCACTGGGTTCGAAATTTAACGTTTTGTGCGCATCCACTGCGGCTTCTATCCAGGACAGTTTGATGATTGCCGCATCATCATCAGACTCCGGAACGCCCTCATACACATGTTTAAAACCATCCGGATCACGGCGTCGCGCCGCGTCGATAACCTTAAGCATGGTGTCAGACAGAAACGGATTTTCGTCATAGTTAATTTTGCGGATGAGAGTGCCTTCGGGCGGATCAACAACGAAGTTGCGCCAGACGAAATCAGTAACAAGTCCGGGGTTGAATATGAACCAGCATTCCGAACCCTCTTTACGGATCGTTGGCTCCAGAATTTTCCACTGGTATTCCGTCAGTGCGTGGGCTTCTTCCAGCCACAACACATCGATCCCCTCCAGTGATTTAATTTCTTCGATGTTGCGCCATAATCCATAAAAAACAAATTCCGAGCCAGTAACCCGGTTAATGATTTTGTTGTTCAGAATCCGGAAACGGTGCCGCAGGCCAAACCTGTCTATCTGAATTTTGAGCAGGGTATAAACCGACTCTTCGATTTTATTCTGGATCTGACGGGCACAACAAAAACGCAGGGTGTATTTATTCGACAGAAATATGGCAATGCCAGCGGCATCCCATGATTTTGACGATGACCGGCCACCATAAAGCACTTTGTTACGTGCCCGCGTAGTCCAGAAACTACGTAAAGCCGGATTAAGCGTCGGTTTGGATGTCAGAGTAGAAGTCATTGAGGTCACGCTCTCCATTGCCATCATCAATACCTGCATCACGGCGAAGACGATCAGCCTCCAGAGACACCTTATCAGTGGCGGCCTTGCGGTAGGCTGTATCAGCAAATATTTTTCCTACCGTCGCAAGCGTGCCAACGATGGACTCAATACGAACTGTATTGCGCATCATTGCTTTCTCGGCGGCGCTGATATTTTCCATCAGCATCTTCCTTTCCTGGTCCCCATTAGCATCTTCCAGCGACACCAGCCACCGACCAATATTCTCTGCAGCGACAAGGTTGTTAGCACGAAGGCGAAATAATTCGTCCTCGAGCGTCAACGCTTTAGCGTCCTCTATCACCTCATCTTTGAGCAGAAGGCGACGGGCATAACCACCGTGTTTTAATGCCTGCTGGTTACCGGGTTGGAATGGGTTAGTCGGGGGATCGGTACGCATTCCGCGTATCGGTTTCGTATCCAGTGTAGGTTCTGTTTTTGGTTGCGTACCTTTTTGTGTAAGGCCAGTAATGGCAGGCTTTCTGCTGGTACGCACTTTTCTTTTTTGCGTACCATTTTTGCAAACCTGCGTACCGCCACTGCGTACCCAACCAAGCTTTTTGGCCCTCTTCCTGATAGCCCCTTCTGTAACGCCGTATTTCTCGCCTATATCACGGAGGCTAAGGACTCCGGCCCGGTATGCCGATTCGATGGCCTCCCAGTCCGGTTTTGCCATGAATTTTTCCTCTTAGTGACATTATCGAAGCCCCTTATCAAAGGAGCTTCGATAATGTCAGTCCCGAACAAACGTAACCTTCGTGTTTGTCACTCGCCTTACAAGGCGCGCCGCTTCGCGTTGCATTTCATCGATAACTTTTGGCGTCATCGGCTGATGCGCATATTTACGTTCAATCTCTGCAAAAATCTCGTTCATCGTTTCGCTGTCTGGTGGGATAACTTCAACGTTTAATCGTGCCATTGGTTTGTGCTGCCCTGTTTTTCTCAAAAGTCCTGATATCAGCCTTATCCCTGTTGCACTGTGCTAACGCTGACAACAACGCAACATTCAGGTTAAGGCTGGCTCCCCACGTAAACGGGTCGGGTAAATCTGGCTGGGGTGTTTCAGCCGTCAGACTTGCTGGTAACGGAATGACCGGCACCGACACGTATACCGTTCGCGTATTCGTGCAACCGCTTAACTGCGCCAGAAGGAACAACACGAACAGCGCAATCATCATCCGCAACAGCCACTTTGATATCTTCCTGGGTTCTCTGTGACTCCAGTGCGCTCTGCTGTTTTGCATGCTGGTTAGCCTCTATAACTGTATTGATGATTTGCAGTGATTGCAGGACGTTACTGGTAATGGCTGTTGCAGATTCAGCATTTCGTACAGCCTCATCAGCGCGCTCCTTTTCGTGCTGATATTTGCTGTAGTAATGCCCGGCAGACCAGATAAAAGAACCGATGACGGTAACAAAGAAGGCAACAATAACCAGCTTATATCTCAGCTTCATTTACCACCCCACCAGCTTCTTTAAATCGGGCAATCAGGTCACCGATTCTATGTTCATACTGACCGTAACCAGCGCCCGGCAACGAAGCCCAGATATTGCTGCAACGGTCGATTGCCTGACGAATATCGCCGCGGTCAATCATCGGTAAAGCGCCACGCTCTTTAATCTGCTGCAGCGCTACAGCATCCTGGCTTTCTGGAGAAAAATCTTTCAGACCAAGTTGCTTGCGATAGACATCCCACCAGCGTGAAAGAAGCTGGTAACGTCCGGCGGCTGTTGATTTGAGTTTCGGATTTAGCGTGACAAGTTTGCGGGGGTGATCGGAGTAATCAGTGAACAGTTCGCCACCGACAATAACATCATAACCGTGATTTCTGGTTTTCTGCCGTCCGTTATCTGTTCCTTCTGACCATGCCACCATATCAAGGAAAGCTTTACGCTGGGAATTAAGTGTCTGCATTAATTACTCCTTATGGGCACCGAACTTGTTACCGATGACCCTCATTGCCGCACCACGAATAGCATCAACACCAATCAGCCCCACCCCACCACCAATGGCAACAGAAAGTGATTTAGGCCATCCGACATACTCAAGCGCGGATGCAAAGGTCAGCGTCAGGGCACCACAGAGCAAAATCTCAAGCGTTTTTCGTTTCCAGCCCCCATCACCGCCAAAATAGGCGATGCGCAAACCAGCCATAACGATCGACATAATCACTGCGCCCAGCGGAGTGTCTCCACGCCACCAGCTCTGAAACAACTCCAGCCAGTCCGGCCAAGTATTTGGGTTATGAGGCATTTCATCATCTCTCACCTCGCACATATCGCGGGTGCAAATTGAGGGAATAAAAAATCCCCGAATATTCCAGGAGCGGAAACGGGGAAAGGCGTTGCACTAATTGGGCCTGTCTGCGGCCTTAAATAAAAAACCCCGGCAAATGCCGAGGTCAGTTAATCGTTGCCGCTGTGAGTGCCGCGGCGCACTATCTCTTTATCAGGCCACTTACGCGTTAAACCGGGTGCTAACCGTAACTCAGTGATGCTTTACGCTTCCTCTCCCTCACTACGTCGCAATTGGAGCCCGGCCAGATTAACGCTGTCGTCACGTTGCCAATATATGGCATCCAATGCATTCTTTTTATTTAGCTATTTCATTTTTCTATCCGTCAGAAACAACAAAACCCGCTCAATGGCGGGTTCTGGTAAAGTTCATGCGCTTGGTTCGCCTCGCGATACAGCTTTGCGAAGCGTACCGGAATTGAAGCAGTTTATGTGCAAAAATGCAAGAACTTTTTTAAAGCTGCATCAACCTTTCCACCAGTTTATCTCTGCGAACAACAAACCAACCATTGGCTCTCGCCAGTTCCAGCCATGACTCAAGGGAAATAACAATATCATCATCCCGTAACTGAATTGTGGAAACAGTGACACCGCCTCTCTGATAACAGAGAACTCGCGTGTCGTAACTTTTCTGGCATGAAACTGGCGTTGACGGATCCTTTTGACTGAAATAGCAGTCTTCCAGTTTTTCGAACACATCCCATGCCTGATCGGTTTCGAGCATTTTGGCGTGGCGTGCTGCGCCTCGTTCTGTCCAGAGGATGAGGGAGCGGGCTTTGGGTGAAACTGGATTTTGTGAGTAGTTTAAAGCGACCCGCAATTCTTTAAGGTCATTACCAACAACTTTGAAAAAGTGTTTCCCTTCAACGAAGCGTACTTTGTTCTCATGATGATTCTGGCGAATACGCACCGGCTCAGTGCCGTAAAGCTGCGCCAAAAGTTCGGTGGTAATAACAGGAATCTGGTTATGGGTGATCGGGGAGAGAGTTTCAACAGAGATTTGAGTGGTCATAACGATAACTCCGTACATTTGGAAATTATCGCCACCGACGACGCCAATCGAACTGGTGGCGAACTGTGCAGGGTTGGCGTAACCGGGTACGGAAACCGGCGAGCCTTTCGGCTCCCCCACACAGCCCGCCATAAATCGCGAATGTGACTGTGCAAACGATATGAAAAAAGACGCGGGCGCGTCTCATATCGCTCCGTAAACATCCGGGACGCCAATCCCGACGCCAGATTTTGCTGGCGCGTGAGGAATATAGCCCCGGATAACAGATTGAGTCAACAAACGGTTTTTAGATCCCCGGAAGAGAATGCATCACGCATCGGCAGATAGAGCATATATTCAGCAAGATTTAGCCATACATCTACCCGACTGCAGCACGTCCGGAAACACCACTCAGGGTGTGCGTCATTCAGCAATTCAGCCATTTTTCGCTTAGTCATCCCTCTCCCTTCATATCGTTGCCGGAGGATACAAATCAATCCTGGGTGTTCTGCCAGCACTTCACTAATCACCCGATCAATGCATAACGCCTCTGCATCAGTACAATGCACCAGCCAGGTTTTTTGCTTGCCGTTGATCATATCCCGCAAAAAAGCCTCAAGTTCAGGTTTGTCCAGACCTGCTTTTTTCATCCTCCGGAGCGCCTCGTTAATTGCCGTTTTTGTCAGCTTTTTAGAGGTCAGCAACTGGTTAAACATATTTCCCGTCTTACCGCCGCCAATATATGACCAGCGCCCCCACATGCGCAGTTTTCCCTGAATCCAGACACTTTCCAGCGTGGTGAGACGAAGGTGTTCCCCGCTTTTGCCTGTATTTGTTGGGTAAATCATAAATAACCTTCCTTTCTCCAGATTTCTTGTGTGCGAAAAACACCTTCTGCATGCATCAGGCGTAATTCTTCTTTGGTGTAATCGCTGGTTTTTACCCGCCCGTCGATTAAATCGTGGCATGAGCTGCAGGCAATCGCTGCCTGCATATCGTGTGGTTTTGTCGCTGTTCCACACGTCCCCGCCAGCCTGTAATGCGCCAGCACGGACGTTTCGGGATTGTGATTGCAGTAGCCAGGAATTCTGACTGTACACATCTGACCTTTTGCCGCTTTACGTAAATCCACCATTACGCAAACTCCAGCAGCTGCGCGGCCACATTTTCGACTTCCTCCGGAGAGGAGAATTTACGGAACAGGATCCAGTTCCACAGCACATTCAGTACGGCTTTATAAACCTGCTGAAACTCGGTTTCGTCCATATTCGCAAATGCGATAGATTTTGCCCTGCGCCCACGACTACCATCAGGATAAATATGCTCGGTGTAAAATCCTGCCTGAATGGTTACCCACTCGCGGAAAGCGTCAAACGACTTTAGCAATGCCGTATCCCGGGTTCTGCGTGTCGCAACGGCATTCAGATATTGCTCTGCGGCTTCGCTCAGGGCTGGAGTGTGTTCCCGACCAACTGATTCGCACAGATACTCAACGAAACCGGACACCAGTTCTCGTTCGCGAGGCGTGATCGCCCCACCGTTCGGAGTCCAGTAATCGAATCCCAGTTGCAGGAGTTTGAAAAAACGCTTGTGGAACGCGTAGTTACGCACTCGCTTAAAGTCCGCGTGTATCCACTCACCTATTTTGATTTGATGCAAAAAATCGCAACTCTCCGGCGTCGCCGGGAGAAGTAATCCAGAAGAGGTTTGTTTGACCAGTTGTATATGCGCCATCGTAGTTCTCCGCTGGCGCAGTAGAATGGGTGTTCAGCCCGTTATGTAGTATACCAGAATTAATGCCAATACTAACAGGATGCTCTGACTCGCAATTCATCCAGCAGTTTATCATTTCCCATAATGTCACTTACCCTCATCGGTAAAAAAATTGCCTTTCGACCATTACGATACATCATTGATTTTTTGGTTTCAGGGAAGTAATCCATTTCGACTATAACTGACAGGTCATCACGACGTATGACTGCATATTTGCTACTAAATAGTTTCTTTATTTTTTCCACGATGCCTCCAGGTTTATAAGTACAAACGGTTATATCCACATAGAGACAAAAATATTAATCTGAAAAATATTTATTTCACGTCGTATATTTGATTATTTAATGTGCAGGTGCAATGACTTTTATTTTTTGTTGTGTATATAATCAAATATATGGTTATTTTTCACCCTGCGTATTCAGCGCGCAACAAAAAACCCGCCGAAGCGGGTTAAGTGCGGGTGCGTTGAGGATGCCTGACACATCAGAGGTGGCGAGGGATTTCTCCCCCGCCGGGTCTCTTACTCCTCAGGTTCGTAAGCTGTGAAGACAGCGACCTCCGTCTGGCCGGTTCGGATTCGTACCTCGCAGAGGTCTTTCCTCGTTACCAGTGCCGTCACTATGACGGTAATACAGATGACGATCAGGGCGACTAACATCGCCTTTTGCTGCTTCATAGCCTGCTTCTCCTTGCCTTTCGGCGCGTAAGAGGCTAACCTAGATTTGCCGTTCATAGATTGAGCCTCAGATTAATGTTAAGCGTCTTGCCGGACGCGTAATGTTAACTGGGGCTTTTCTCTATCTGCCTTTTGGTGTTCATGCCTGAGGCAGATAGCCTCAAGCACCCGCAGCAATTCTACTTAACTCTCCTTTTCCCGCAAACCGTTTTTATCCCCAGCGGCAAATCGAATACACCACCAGCGCCACCGCCATCACCATTCCTACCGTTGCGAATGCTTCAGGCCAGGTCATCGTAAAATATCCTCCACACCTACCAACCCGTTCTGCTTCAGATATTCCATCGCCTTATCAGGCAAGCTGCTTAAACTATTGGCGTACTTTAAGGAGTGAGCCAGACGCTTAACCCACATTGTTAATTCGCTAACCTGGTTACCTGGCACTGGCGACGCTACTGTCTGTTCCAGAACGTCATCAGGTACTACCGGCTCTACTGCCAACTGACTGGCATATTTGTTAATGGTAACGATAAGCTCTTGCTCGGCCTCATCCAGACAATCACCAACACCTCGCCTGTCACCGTCAAAATCATCGAAATCGGCACGAATCCTGGCAACCTCCCGGATTGCGGACAACACTTCACCAGGAATTAGCGGAGAGTTGGTTGACGTTTCCGAAATTTCCCGAAAATTATTGGTTGACGAATCCTTGTTTTCCCGAAAGTTTCCTGACTGAAGCATGGCTTCGCGGCAATCGTTCCATCCTTCAGCATAATCACTATACGCAAGAGGCCAACCTCTTATGTATTCACGCGGCAACTTATCAGGCACTACCAGCGCTGGCGATGATGCATAAAGTGGTGTTATTTTTGCCCGAAAATCACCTACTTTATGCAGTCGCACCCACCGTTCGACTTCTGCTTTGTCAGAATACATAGCGGTGAACGTATTATATTCATGGTCAATTTGCGTGAAGGTTGCCTTCCACGCCACCGGCTCTGCTGCCAGTGAGGCCAGTGCAATCTGCGCCAGTTCCATTTGTTCGCCACGGGCAAGCCCGTTTTCAAGCGGATTTTTAATGAACAATTCAATACGTTCTTTGGTAATACTGGTCATGTGTTACTCCTTAACCCGCAGTGCTTTCAACTGATGAGGGGAACAAAATCTTTTCTTCAAATCCGGCATTCATATCATGGACAGCAACACACCAATCCATTGACGAACGATTATCAAGAGCCTCCATGATTTCATCCATGCGGCGTAGGTCATACAGGTAAATGTTTTTATCGCCAATGGTGTAAAAACCAATTTTTTTCGGTGACGGGCAGCGATCAAGAACGTTCTGTAATTCGCTCAACCATGCCTGTTCCTTTTTTGTCAAAGTTGCCATATCACTCTCCTTTGATGCGAATGCCAGTGGTACTCATTCTCCTGATTTCCCAGAGCACACGAGGAACACCACCGTTTCCGACCGGATCGCGTTTACTCCGCAGGGCGACGCTTGATTCCGCCCAGCTTTTTCTTGGAGGAAGCTCTTTCACACGAACAAAACCAGCTGCGCGAAGAGATGCTCCTGATTCATCTGCCTGGGTGTACGTAATACAACGTTGATAACCCATAGCCTTTGCTGCCCGCCAGACAGCACCATAAAGCGCGCTGTTAGCGTTGCGTTCTCCTGTGGTACATGTGCGATTTACTTCAAGCGTTAATCCATCGTCCAAATGTCGTGCAACAGGTCGACCGGCTGTCGCCACACCTATCAATTCTCCGGCATCATTTCTCAGACCAATGCTGAATTTATGCCCCACCGGGGGTTTATTGTGTCGGTGATGTCTGGATATAAACGCCTTCGCAACACGAAGAGTAACCGGTGAAATTTGCATTCTCACTCTCCTTTGATGCGAATGTTTACAGCCTGGCAAGCCTCTTTGAGCACCCAGTCAACAGCGTCTTTCCATGCTCCTGTTTCGACTGGCGGGTTCTCACGTTTTACCTGCTCATAAAAACGCACCGCTTTAATCAGTCCTTCCGGCGCTGGCTGCCCTGTCTGCGCCCTGACCCACGCCACTCGTGCCGGATTCATATGGCACATGTTGTGCCCTCTTTCTTCATGGTAATGCTCTTTACCCTCGTTAAACGGCAACGCCTCATTCAGCCCGGCACTTCTGAAATCAGCGTGTAATTGCTCCAGCGCTGCCTCACAGGGGGTACCAATTAATGTGAGATAATCGAAAAGATTGGCGCATAAACCATAATTTTGAGAAAACACTCCGCCGGGTTTCGCCCCGTTCTTCAGCCACAAATCATAAGCAATATAAAACCCGTAAAGCTGTTGCCTGATATTTTCTTTGATTTCTTGCATTATTTGTTACCGCCCTTTCGGGCGGCCTCCTGATGTTCTGAGGGTGCAGAAATCCCTCCGGTTAAGGATCGAATTTTTAACAGTGCTAAATTTAATTATTCAGTTCTGGATTTTGTCACCCTGCGTATCCGCGCTTTCGCGTTACGCTCAATCTGAATTAACTTTTCTATATTTTTCCGTCTTTCCTGTTCCTCCTGGCGCAATAGCCTTACATCATCTGCCAGTCTGGTTTCTCTTTTCGCCACAGAGAGCATCCAGTCAAATGGCTCCACAACTGCACCGCAGATTTTACAGCGGACCTGACGCTCTTTTTCGTCAACCCGGACAGAAGCGTGATGGCAATATGGTCTTTCCGATGGCTCATAAAGAAAATTAACCTGATTACGAGGGTCATCCTCTTTTACCGGAAATAAAACGATATTGCTTAACTCATCTTCTGGTTTTATTTCCATGCTCCTCTCCTTTGATGCGAATGCCAGCGGTAATTGAAGCCTGATAGCTAATTTCACTCACAGTACCGCCTCCTGAAAATTACCCTGATAGAAAGCCAGTACACGCTGCATAACCTCACTCTTCCGGCACTCGTGACAGATTATGTTCATACTCCTGTCGTAGCGACGTATTTCTCCGTCAGGTAATGACCAGATAAGGTCAGGATCAACCACAGATGGTTTCTTCACCTTTGCCCTGGATAGTTTTTTGCGGGCATTTTGCCAGTCCTTACGAGCCTGTTCTGACGGGAATAACCCGTAGCCGGAGTTATATACATCGCCACTGGCAACAAGCTCTCTGGCGAGAACGCTCATCAGATATCTTGTCGCACCTGTCTTGGCTTCCAGTTGCCGTAACGTCTCGCGCCCACTCCGGCGTACTAGCTCAACAACCTGCCCTTTAATTTTTTCCCGCTCTTCTTGTGTAAATACTTTTGCCATAAGTGCCTCCGGCAATCACTTTTCCGATACAACACGGCGGGAAGAATCAGTAATCTGTCGAACAATATCCCGGTGCTTGTTCAGCTCCCGCAGCGCGGCGCAGACTCGCGCCCACTTCTGGACATGACTTTTCGCCCGACGCAGTTCGCGGTTTGCCATATGCAGCGATGGTAAAATCAGGTCATCCGCTCGCGTTTCGGTGAACGATGGCAGCGACTGCACAATGTCCGCCACAGTTTCTGTTTTAATATCTTCCTGTGTTGCAGCCTCCTGTACTGGTAACGCAACACATGCAGGCTGAGGAAAGGCTTTACCATCAGTTTCCGCTACCGATGCAGCTTTCGGCTCTGCTGGTAAATTATCGCCCGGTATGCAGTAACGAAATTTACCGCCCTGATTTACGCGAATCAGACGACCTTTGCTGATTGCCATTGCCAGCGTTGAAGCCACTTTGCGGGATGTTGTACCGAACAGCGTAGCCAGTTCATCCGCCGTTTGTGGTCCGCGTTGTTCAATCGTCGCGGTTAAATCGCACTCTGAGATTTTCGCTACTGTCGCCGTGGTGGTTTCTTCCGGCTGTTCTTCTGGCGCTGGCTGTTCCTGCTGAACGTTGTTATCAGCCACACGCCAGGTGTATACGCTTTTATCAACGAAGCCAGCCTTTTTCAGTTCCCACAGCTCGTTCAGTACTTCTTCACGACTGATATCAAGTCGCGCAGCCAGCTCTACCGACGTGGCTTTTCCCATCGCTTTCAGTGCGTCAAAAACAGTCTCCATTAAAATTTCCTCCCGGTAAAAATCACTTCGCAATTCCTGGCTGGACGACATTCGGACGCCAGCTCTCCCAGTTAAAATTCACCCATCGCCCGCCGTTCATGGTCATGCGATCCATAATCCGCTCGCCGAGCAATGTTTTCATGGCCTCATAGTTCAGGTTTGTCAGCATCCCCACGCTGCGCATCGACGCTGTCCGGCGATCAACAATCTGGTGCAGCACCACCTGCTCGTTTTTCGTCTCGCGCTGAATGCCAATTTCATCAAGAACCAGCAGATCCACTTCGCACAGCTCCCGCAAAAATTTTTCGCCTGACTGCCCGTCGTCATAGCTGGCGTGCAGGGCGCTCATAACATCAGCCACGGTAACCACAATCACTGTCTGACCGTCTTTCAGCAGGCGATTCCCGATAGCTGCCGCTAAGTGATTCTTCCCGGTACCAGGTTTTCCGCTGAACGCAAAATTTGTACACCCGGTCATCAGTTCATCGGCGATGGATTTCGCCTGGCTTAACGCGTATCGCTGGCCGTCGTTCTGCACCTGGTAATTCGCAAATGAGCATTTACGGTGCAACGGCTGGATGCCTGAACGATTCAGAATTTTTTCCACCCGCAACTGACGATTCTGACGGTTGATCTCCTCACAACGTTTCTGGCCTTCAGCAAGTTGCCACTCGCGCCACTCCGCTACCGTTCTGAATGGGGCGGTTACATGTGGCGGGGTCAGTCGGCGGATGCGTTCCAGAACGCCGCCTGTCGCAATATTTTTCATGGTCCGTTACCCCCTGAAGCCTGGCGGGATCGCACTGTCCGGCAACGAGACAGTGTTAACCTGTCGGAGCAACGTCTCAGGCCGAACACCTTTCGGCGCGAACAGGCCCTGGTATTCATTGGCGATGCTGTGTCGAATCACCTGCTCAGGTGTAAAACCCTGCTGACGGAATTTTTCCAGCTCCCGTATCGCCCCGTTAGCGCCCTGCTCCGTTCGAATCGGTTTTCGCAATGCCTGCCTGAACTTAACCCACTCATGCCAGAGTGTTTCCGGCAACCAGTCAGGCAGCTCGATAGCCTCCGGCTCGAATTTTTTAGACGCTCGTTTTTGGCGAGGGGGATTTAGGGGGAGATCAGTATTTATATCTTCCTCTTCCTCTTCCTCTGGTAACGCTTTTTGATCCGTTTGTGTAACGCTGCCAGCGTTACCTTTTCGTTTCAGTTCGCGTATTTTTGTAACTCGCTCGTTTGTAACCGCCCGTTTTTTAGAGCTTTTTCCGTTATGACGTTCAAAGTTAGGTAGAGAAAGCCCACCGTCATTTTCGACCAGCCATCCAACCTGAATTAACGCATCAGCAAAACCAGCCATAAAAGTGATGCGGTCTATTGCACTTTTTGTAACGCCGCGAGCGTTACAATCTGCATTACCGTCTATCATTTGTTGATCCGCCCATGCCCAGAAGCGAATAACCTTCCCTAATGCGGCATCTGGATCAATATTCAGAATCTCAGCAAGCCTGAATATTTCCGGCTTATCCGGCGTAATAACCTCGAGCTTTATCCAGTTTGAAGCCATTTGTTTTCACCTTGTAACGCTCACAGCGTTACATTTAACTGATACCGAACAAAACAATCCGGCACGATTAATTTCAATCAATGCACTACGACAGAATCGCCGGGCGACCCACCACCGCTGAAATGTGCTTTCCGGTAAACGGCCTGGACTGCATCATCATGCGCATCAATTGCCGTACTCAACGCTTCCTGCGCCGCCAGTAATGCACGGCGTTCCAGGGTATCGAAGATGCAGAGTCGGTGACGCAGCTCGCGCGGAAGAATTGCCAGAACCGCAGGGATCAGTTTCTGAATTTTTTCCCTTTGCGCTTTCGTTTCACCTTTCAACCAACGGTGATAGATATTCTGCTGATTGTTCCAGTCCTTGCCTGGTGTCAGAGACAATTCACCTCCCCCCTGGCGGAGATATTCTTCAGTAATTGCGTTAGCGACCCACGCCTGCCCTTTTTCGGCTGCCAGGGCTAACAGCACTGATTCGATGTGCTCATGCCTGATTTTCATGAATCAACCGCTCCTATGCTGTTTTCGCTATGCTTACCGTCTGGGGGGAATACATCGTCAAGTCCACAATGAGCGCCAAGCCGATTAAGGGTAGAAACAATTTTTCTGCACTCCTCTAGTCCTGGGGTACGAAAATTTGCTTCGTAATTTGCCAGTCGGCTTTGTATCCACCCTAACTGAACAGCGAGTTGTCTTTGAGACAACCCAAGCTGTTTTCGATATGTTGAAATTTTGTTCATTGAAAACCTCCGATGACAATTTTAAACACACCTTGTGTTATATGGTCAAGCTGTTTTGTGTTTTATGTAAATCACGATTCGTGATACAAGGATGCAATGGAAAAAGAAAACGAAAAAATTGCCGCTAGTAGGCTCAATGACAAAATTGCAATGCGTCTTAAAGAGCGCAGGCAGAAGCTTGGTTTATCTCAAGGAAAACTTGCTGAAATCTGCGGATGGACGCAATCGCGTATAGGTAACTATGAGGCGGGCAGCAGAAATGTTGGAGTGCATGACGCTGTCGTATTGGGAAAGGCACTTGGCATATCTCCCCCTGAGCTCCTCTTTGGAGAACAGGAATCTTCTGAATTGTGGTTAAATGAATCCCAACGAAAACTTCTTGAGTTGTTTAACCAGCTACCGGGCTCAGAACAACAACGAATGATTGAGCTATTTGAAGTCCGGCTAAAAGAAATCGATGAGTATGTAGAAAAATATTTGAGAGGCAGGCTTAAAGATAATCCCCCACCGGAGTAATGATCTTGCTATCACAGTAATATGCCAATCAGCCCGCTATCAGCGGGCTTTTTTGTACCATCATCATATGACACTCACCGCAAAACACATTTCGTGTTGACATAAGAAAACGCATTGTGTTTAATAAGCATATCCAAACAACGCCCCACCAGAGAACGGCAGGACAATACCTCGAGTTATCCAGCCACTGAACAGGGCTAAGTAGCCAGCCTGAGGCATACGAACATGACGGCAGTTGTTGATTGATACAAAGCGCAGTAGATAAAACGTTCCGCCACCCGGCGTTAAGGGGAAATGAGGTCAACATGGATACTATCGATCTTGGCAACAACGAATCTCTGGTATGTGGCGTGTTTCCCAATCAGGACGGCACATTCACCGCCATGACGTATACCAAAAGCAAAACGTTTAAAACCGAAGCTGGCGCACGTCGTTGGTTGGGAAGACATTCAGGTGAGTAAAATGAACGAGACAGAATTAAAACACGTTATCGCTCTACTCCTGGAAGATGCAAAACGCCTCCAGCAACTGGAGCCAAATGCAGGCACAGGGGCACGCATCTGGCTGGCTAAAGAAGCACTGGAATCTGGCGATTATGATAGCGAAGAAGCCTTCTACAAAGCAGAAGGCCGTGCAGGATATTCACCGGGTCTTGGCGGGGTATAAATACCATGCGCATTGACTGAATTCGCAAACAAAAACAGACGCGCGATACCTGGATAGTAGGTCTGCATAGTCAGATATCTGGCTGCGAATTTGATAAATATCACCGCCCTTTTCGGAAACATAAGTTCCGTCCGGGAGTTGATTATACGAACCATCTCCATGGGGGATCGTTCTCCTGAATCCTAGTGAGAGCATATATTTATGAAGCCCTTCGTAATCCTCTGGCTCAGCATTATATAGTTCTACTCTGGCGAGATACGTTGGCATATTCATTTCCTTACTGGTTGTGTGAGAACTTCAGTAAAGATACCACCAAAGCCCGGAGGTGGTGAAATAAAACCGGGCACAACACGAAGGCGCATTTCCGGTATTCATAAAGAGTCGGTCTTGTCTGTTAAATTTAAATGGTGTGAGTGCGCCTCCGGTTGTAAATAACGACATTGCTGTGTGTAGTCCTGGCGGCATCAGTTTTTTTCTTGAAGTTCGGCTGATGTCCGCCCTTTTTAAAGTGAATTTTGTGATGCGGTGAATGCGGCTAAGCGCACGCGGCACAGTTAAAAGCATCAGTGTTATGGGTGGATTATCCGGCGTTAATTGTTAACTGGTTAACGTCACCTGGAGGCACCAGGCACCGCATCGACAAAATTCATTTGTAAAAATGGAGATAATTATGATTGCTCATCACTTCGGAACTGATGAAATACCACGTCAGTGTGTGACCCCTGGCGATTATGTTCTTCATGAAGGTCGGACATATATCGCCTCGGCAAACAATATTAAAAAGCGAAAACTTTATATTCGTAGCCTGACTACAAAAACATGCATTTCTGACTGCATGATTAAAGTCTTCCTCGGTCGTGATGGTTTACCTGTAAAGGCGGAGTCATGGTAATGACTAAGAAAATAAAATGTGCTTATCACCTTTGCAATAAAGAAATTGAAGAAAGCAAAATCATTACAAGACCACTTCATTTCATGCGTGGAGTTATACCAACGACGGAAATGAAAAAATATTGTAGTGAAATCTGTGCCGAAAAAGACCAGATGGCACACGAACTTTAATTAACTGACTATCCGAAACTGAATTTATGCCAGCAATGGCAGGGATTCGCTCAACCTTAATTAAGGAGAAAAACATGATTACCAGTTATGAAGCCACTGTTGTTACTACTGATGACATTGTTCACGAAGTCAGCCTAGAAGGAAAGCGTATTGGCTACGTGATTAAGACAGAAAATAAAGAAACCCCATTCACTGTGGTTGATATCGACGGTCCATCAGGCAACGTTAAAACACTTAACGATGGTGTTAAAAAAATGTGTCTGGTGCACATAGGAAAGAATCTGCCAGCAGAAAAAAAAGCCGAATTTCTGGCAACTCTGATTGCAATGAAATTAAAAGGTGAAATCTGAAAAAAAGAAAGCCTGCACACTGTGCAGGCCTGAGTGAAGAACCTGGGACATTTATTCATCACTCGCAGTAATTTTAATCTGAGTTGAGGTTAAAAAACAATGAGCACCGATAAACAAGTTTACCCACTGTATTACGAAGCAAAAAATGACAAAGTAAGAAAACGTCTCGGTATTAAAGGCGGTTTCTACTGGGCTGAAGCGAAAAAATTATCCATTGCCATCTCCCGTGGTGCTGTTGCGATTGACGATGCTGGCTACGATGAAGATGACTTTAAAAAACCTGTTCGCGTCAATTTGCCCGTTGTTGATGACCTTCCACCAGAAGGCGTATTTGATACGGAATTCTGCAACCGTTACGAAAAAGGCGGGGAAGATGGCATCACAATGGTATTTATCGCGCCCTCATCCTCTGCGCAGGACAAACCAGCCAGCACTGACAATACCAATGTTAATGGCGAAGACATGACTGAGATTGAGGAGAATATGCTACTCCCGATTTCTGGCCAAGAGCTGCCCATTCGCTGGCTTGCTCAACACGGCAGCGAAAAACCGGTAACGCACGTTTCACGCGACGAACTCCAGACATTACATATTGCACGGGCTGAAGAACTACCAGCTGTTACTGCCCTGGCTGTTTCCCACAAAACCAGCCTGCTCGACCTGCTGGAGATTCGCGATCTTCACAGACTGGTTCGTGATACTGACAAAGTTTTCCCTAATCCAGGCAATTCAAGTCTGGGGCTGATGACTGCTTTTTTCGAAGCATACCTGGACGCAGACTACACCGATCGCGGTCTGCTGACAAAAGAGTGGATGAAAGGAAATCGTGTTTCACGCATCACTCGCACGGCTTCCGGTGCTAATGCTGGCGGCGGGAACCTCACCGATCGCGGCGAAGGTTTCGTCCACGATCTGACGTCACTGGCACGCGATGTAGCCACTGGCGTACTGGCCCGTTCAATGGACGTGGACATTTATAACCTTCATCCGGCACACGCTAAACGTGTCGAGGAAATTATCGCTGAAAATAAACCGCCCTTTTCTGTTTTCCGCGACAAATTCATCGCCATGCCTGGCGGGCTGGATTATTCCCGCGCCATCGTGGTTGCGTCCGTAAAAGAAGCACCAATTGGGATCGAGGTTATCCCCGCACACGTCACTGAATATCTGAACAAAGTACTGACTGAAACCGATCATGCCAACCCTGATCCGGAAATCGTGGATATTGCCTGCGGTCGCTCCTCTGCCCCGATGCCGCAGCGGGTAACAGAAGAAGAAAAACAGGATGATGAAGAAAAACCGCAACCATCTTGCGCAATGGCAGATGAACAGGCAACGGCTGAAACAGTGGAACCGGATGCAACTGAACATCATCAGGACACGCAGCCGCTGGATGCTCAGTCACAGGTAAATTCTGTTGATGCGAAATATCAGAAACTGCGGGCAGAACTTCATGAAGCCCGGAAAACCATTCCGCCCAAAAATCCTGTCGATGCCGACAAATTGCTGGCTGCCTCTCGCGGAGAATTTGTTGAGGGGATTAGCGACCCGAATGATCCGAAATGGGTGAAGGGGATTGAAACCCGCGATTCAGTGAACCAGAACCAACAAGAATCGGAACAGAACGACCAGAAAGCGGAACAAAACAGCCCAAATGCGTTACAAAACGAGCCAGAAACGAAACAGCCTGAACCAGTGGCGCAACAGGAAGTGGAAAAAGTTTGCAATGCCTGCGGTCAGTCTGGCGGGGATAACTGCCCTGACTGTGGTGCGGTGATGGGCGACGCAACATATCAGGAAACATTCGATGACGAGAATCAGGTTGAAGTTCGGGAAAATGAGCCGGAGAAAATGGAAGGCGCTGAACATCCGCACAATGAGAATGCTGACAGCGATCCGCATCGCAATTGCAGTGATGAAACTGGCGAAGCGTCAGCTCCTGTAGCAACTGAAATCATGTGGCCGTCATATTTCGAGCCAGGCCGCTATGAAAACCTCCCGAACGAGGTTTATCACTCCGCCAACGGAATAAGCAGCACGATGCTGAAGGATGCCCGTATCAGCCTGATGTATTACCACGGGCGGCACATTGCCGGAACTATTCCGAACGAGGAAAGTGATGCACTGCTGCGTGGGCGGATCATTCACAGCTATGTTCTGGAAACGGATAAATTCGCTGATGAATATGCCATTCCGGTACCGGTTCCTGAATATGTGGTTACTACTTCTAACGAACTGATCGCCATCATTAAAAAACACAATGCCAGTCTGCCAGCACTGATGACACCAGAGCAGATGAAAGAGTGGATCGAAAGCTACAACAGCACTCTTATACAGCCACTGTCTGTAAGTGCTGGGGCCGAAGAAACAGGCATCCTTTACGGTTCGCTTCCGGTGGAATTTCGGCGTATTCCTGAGGGGGAAAAACACACAGCATCAGCAATGAAAGCCTGTATTAAAGAATACAACGCAAGCCTCCCTCCTCTGTTGAAAACCAGTGGAGCACGGGAGCAGCTTCTGGATCAAATTGAAACTGTAGATCCAGAACTGGCAAAAAAAGAACGTGCTAAATCTTTGCCTTACAACATCAGTGGCACAAAAGAGCAATTAACCGAAATCGCACGGAAAATTCGCCCGGAACTGGTGACACTGGAGGACTGGCAAAAACGCCAGCAAGAAGAAAACGCCGGGAAAACGTTTATCAGTCCGGATATGTATGAACAGGCAAAAAATATTCACGCGGCACTGCAAAACAATACCGATGCAGCAAGGCTACTCAACCACCCGGATCGCAAATCTGAAATCAGCTATTTCGGGTTTGATGAAGAAACCGGGCTGGAAATCAGGGTCCGTCCTGATATCGAAATCCGGCTGCCATACGAAAGCATTTGCGCTGACGTGAAGTCAGTCAGCCTCGGTTATGTGCGGCAGGAACGACTTAAAGATCGCCTGCACCGTGAAATTATTGAGCGTGATTATCACCTCAGCGCCGCAATGTATTGCGATGTGGCAAACCTGGACAAATTTTTCTGGATCTTCGTCAACAAAGATGCTGGCTATCACTGGGTGGCAGTCGTGGAAGCCTCGCAGGAACTCCTTGAACTTGGTCGACAGGAATATCGCCGGACGCTACACCAGATAAACGAAGCGCTGGAGACAAACAACTGGCCAGCACCGATTACCGAAAGTTATACCGACGAATTAAACGACTTTGATCTTCGTCGTCTTGAAGCACTGAGCATCTGAGGAAGGACACAATGAACGAATTAACTCAACAAGAAAATATTAACTCTAATGTTGCGGTTTTCAGCCCTCAGTCTCTGGCTGCAATTCAGACGTTTTCTCAGGTAATGGCTTCCGGCATGGCTACTGTACCGGAACACCTCCGGGGAAATCCATCAGACTGCATGGCCATCACCATGCAGGCGATGCAGTGGCAAATGAACCCTTACGCAGTAGCTCAGAAAACTTTCGTTGTGAATGGTGTACTCGGATATGAAGCGCAACTGGTTAATGCCGTAATCAGTACTCGTGGGCCGTTAACCGGGCGTATTGAATATGACTGGTTCGGGCCGTGGGAAAAAATTATCGGGAAATTTGAAATCAGGAAGAACGACAAAGGGAAAGAATATCGTGTACCTGGCTGGAAGCTGGTCGATGAAAACGGGATCGGAGTTCGCGTCCAGGCAACACTACGCGGAGAGAGCAAACCACGCGTACTGGAGTTACTTCTGGCGCAGGCCAGAACACGTAACTCAACGTTATGGGCCGATGATCCTCGTCAGCAGCTTGCCTATCTGGCACTGAAACGCTGGGCGCGCCTTTATTGCCCTGAAGTGATTCTTGGAGTGTACACCCGGGACGAACTGGACGAACCACAGGAAAAAATCATTAATCCGGTTCAGGAACATAAAAACACATCCGCCTGCCGTGCGGAACGTGAAACAACAATTATTGAGCAGGATGTCGGGGAAAACTGGATCAGTGCTTTCCGTGAACGTATTGAGCAGGCACAAAGCACCGGAGAAACAACAGCACTTCGGCAGGAAGTGGAAGAGCATAAAAATACACTTGGCGCTCTCTATACGGAACTTAAAGGAAAAGTGGTTCAGCGTCATCACCGTCTCAATGCTATTGCCCGTATTGAGAAGATGATAAATGACCTGCCTTCATCAGGTGATCCGGAAGCAGAACAAAAATTTACTGCTCTGGAAAATACGCTGAATGCTGCACGACCACATCTGGGAGAATTATATGAGGCGTATAAAACGACACTGACAGATATGAAACCAGAATATATCGGCTCCTGATATTTACTATGGCGGTGTAGCCTCGCCGCCATAACAAAACTTTATTTTATGAGAGAAAAGACAATGCGGTATGAAAAAGTCAAACCATGTCCATTTTGTGGTTGTCCATCAGTAACGGTGAAAGCCATTTCAGGATATTACCGAGCGAAGTGTAACGGGTGCGAATCCCGAACCGGCTATAGTGGAAGTGAAAAAGAAGCACTTGCAAGATGGAATAAACGAACTACTGGAAATAATAATGGAGGTGTTCATGTATAAAATTACCGCCACTATTGAAAAGGAAGGTGGCACACCTACTAACTGGACAAGATATTCAAAATCTAAATTAACGAAATCAGAATGCGAAAAAATGCTCTCAGGGAAAAAAGAAGCAGGCGTTTCCAGAGAGCAGAAAGTAAAACTGATAAATTTTAATTGCGAGAAACTTCTGTCCTCGTGAGCTGCATTATATACAAATTAGAACTTCATAGCTGATTATTAAAAATCAACCACACCCGCCAGTATTCTGTATATTTACTGGCGGTCATATCGTAAGAGGTATGGCAATGAATCTTGTGACACTCAAAACGTGGGGAAAACTCAGATATCCGGATAACCCACCATCAATATCAACGCTGAGACGATGGGCAAGGAATGGAAACATTTATCCTGCACCTGAACTACACGGGAGGAGTTACAGGGTGGTTCCGGAGGCTTTCTATATCAACCCAAATAAGGTTGATACCGATATAACACACCATCAGCCTAATGGGCGACAAGGGAGAGACAGTCCGTTACTGGAGAAGTTAAAACATGCAGCGGAAAAAATACGATCCCAATTTGCCTAGGAACTTAACATATCGAAGGAGGGACAAAGCATATTACTGGCGCAACCCTCTGACGAAAGAAGAATTTACACTAGGTAAAATTTCAAGAAGAGATGCAATCGCACAGGCAATTGAAGCAAATCATTATATATACAAAAACTACTCTCCTGCTGCCTTAATTGAAAAACTTAAAGGGTTCGACTCATTTACTATGGCAGACTGGATTGAACGTTACAAAACGATTCTTATAAGGAGAAAAGTGTCCAGAAACACTTATAAAATTCGGGGAAATCAACTGGAAACAATAAAAGAAAAATTAGGAGAGATCTTACTGACAGAAATAACCACTCGCCATATTGCCGAGTTTCTTGATTTGTGGATTGAAGGAGGGAAAAACACGATGGCAGGATCAATGCGTTCTGTGTTATCTGATATGTTCCGCGAAGCCATTGTTGAAGGGCGTATATCTCAAAATCCAGTAACGCCAACAAGAGCACCGAAAATAGTAGTTACAAGAGAACGGCTGAAACTAAAGACATACAACTGCATCAGGGAGGCAGCAGATCAACTTCCGGCATGGTTCCCATTAGCTATGGACTTAGCCCTTGTAACAGGACAACGTCGCGAAGACATAACGAATATGCGGTTCAGTGATATTTATGATGATCGTCTCCACATCAGGCAAATTAAGACAGGAATGATGATTGCTATCCCCCTGTCACTCAGCCTTCCGGTCGCTGGTTTACGGCTTGGTGCAGTAGTTGAACGGTGCCGCATGGTAAGTCGGGGGGATTATCTAATCAGTGCCGGAATTAGAAAAAACAGCCCTGACGGCAGCATTCACCCGGACGGCCTGACAAAAAAATTTGTCGCAGCTAGAAAATTAACAGGTATCCAGTTCAGTGAAAACCCACCAACTTTTCACGAGATCAGAAGCCTGGCTGGACGATTGTACAAAGAAACATGTGGGGAAGAATTTGCTCAACGTCTACTTGGCCACACATCGGAGAAGACAACAAAAATGTATCTTGATGAGAGAGAAAAAACGTACTTACTGCTCTGATTTTAACGTAAATGGATTGTTAAATGTATTTTGGTTGTGATATAACCAAAAAAGACCGGAATACAGAAATTCGAGTAAATTTCGGGGAATTTCGGGGAGACGTTTGTAACCAATTGATTTTAAATACAATTAAAAAAAGACCGAATACGATTCCTGTATTCGGTCCAGGGAAATGGCTCTTGGGAGAGAGCCGTGCGCTAAAAGTTGGCATTAATGCAGGCTTAGTTGCCTTGCTCTTTAAGAATAGATGACGACGCCAGGTTTTCCAGTTTGCGTGCAAAATGGTCAATAAAAAGCGTGGTGGTCATCAGCTTAAATGTTAAAAACCGCCCGTTCTGGTGAAAGAACTGAGGCGGTTTTTTATTGGAAATCAAAAGGCTATTTTAGGTAATTAACAGAGTTTTTCAGCTCGCTCTATAAACGGTGCCAGACTCATTTTTTCGCCGGGATTGTTAGGATCATCAATCTGAATCACCGAAATGGGTTGGGCTTTAGTCTTCCCACTGGCAACTTCCTTTTGTGCGATATCGTTTAAAGGATACTGCACGAGGGTACTTGGGTTAATGACATACAAAGCATTACCCGGTCGGCAAGTCAGCATCACCTCTTCGCGATTAAACGCCCATTTGTCTTTACCCACTTCAAAACGGCTGACGGTAATCACCTGCGGTGCCGCCAGCGCAGCTGCAGAACTGGTGAGTAACAGAAACGCCAGAATACTTTTTCTCATCAT